TAAATAAATAAAAATGGCTAATCCAACAATTACAAGTTCATCTTATGCAGGAGAGTTTGCAGGTAAATACCTTGCTGCTGCCCTATTAAGTGCGGACACTTTAGATAGTGGTACAATCTCTATCTTACCTAACGTAAAGTATAAAGCTGCTATGAAAGTAGGTTCGTTTGCTAATTTAGTACGTTCTGCTGATTGCGACTTTGACAGCTCTACATCAACAATGACACTTACTGAAAAAGTGCTTACTCCAACTGAATTGCAAGTAAACTTACAGATTTGTAAGAAACAGCTACACGCAGATTGGGAAGCTGCTCAAATGGGCTTTAGTGCTTTTGACGAATTGCCTCCACTATTCTCTGACTTTGTTATTGCACAGGTAGCAGCAGAAGTAGCAAACGCTACTGAAACTTCTATTTGGCAAGGTAGTGCAGGAGAAGGTTCTTTTGATGGTTTCGATACACTTTTAACTGCTGACGGTGGTGCAGATGTAACTGCTACAACTGTTGATAGTACAAACGTAATTGCACAATTAGGTGCTATTGTAGATGCTATTCCTACAACAGTTTACGGTAAAGAAGACCTTAACCTTTATGTATCTTCTAACATTGCCCGTGCTTATGTACGTGCGTTAGGTGGATTTGTTGCTACTATTGGTGGTGCAGGTACAGATAACAAAGGTTCACAATGGTACAACGGTGGACAGCTTACTTTTGAAGGTATCAATATGGTAGTAGCTAAAGGACTTGCTGACAACACCGCAGTAGCTGCTCAAAAATCTAACCTATTCTTTGGAACAGGTCTATTAGATGACCGTAACGAAGTTAAAGTTATTGATATGGCTGACCTTGATGGTTCACAGAATGTACGTGTAGTAATGCGCTATACGGCAGGTTGTCAGTTCGGCGTACGTGGCGATATTGTTCTTTACTCATAATAATAACTAACATAAAAGGGGTAGGTTAGGTTATTGCCTACCTGCCCTTTTTTATTAAAAATATAAATATGGCTTGTGCAATAACTAAAGGGCGTTCACTCCCTTGTAAAAATTCAGTAGGTGGTTTAAAGGCTATTTACATTCTTGACTACTCATCGACAGTAGCTAATTTGACAGACACAGCAGGTACTATTACACTACCTACTGATGATGCAAGTGTACAGTTTTTTAAATTTGATATTAAAGGTAGTTCTTCTTTGGAAACATCTGTAACATCAAGTAGAGAGAATGGTACTACTTTTTATGAAACTACACTAAATGTAACATTTACTTATTTAGACGTAGCAACCCAAGAAGAAATTAAACTATTAAATGCAGGTAGAGCGCATTATGTAGTTGAGGACTATAATGGTAACTACTTCTTAATTGGTAAGGAACACGGTGCAGAAATTACAGGTGGAACGATTGTTACAGGCGCAGCAATGGGCGACTTGTCAGGGTTTACACTTGTAGCTACTGCACAGGAAACAGCACCGCCTTTCTTTGCGACTGCTCCCACAGTAGATACTACTACACCTATTGACCCTGATGCTTAGTAGGTAGTTTTTATTGATTTGTTATAAGGGGGGTGTAAAAACCCTCCTTTTTTTATGAACAATTTGTATATAACTAAATTATTTGTATATTAGCACCATAATTAAAAACAAACAAAATGAAAACAATTACAGACTACCAAAACCTTAAAACACAATTAGAAACAATAAAATCTAATCACAAAGAGCAATATCTTGACGCTTCTTTTATATGTGTTCGTGCTAATGGTATGAATTGGAGAGAAGCAAAAAAAATAGGTATGGAAAAAGACTATTCTTATGGTTGGGTTTTTTACAGTACGTCAACAAATTCAAACGGTAATGACTTGTATAATAAAATAAAACAAGCGTGTAAGGGTTTTGACCTTTATGTTTCTGAAAGACAATTATAAGAAACAATAACAAACCCAATGCCCTGCCTATATGGTGGGGTTTTTTTTTGCCTTATAGTAAATATTAATATTTGTACGTTATACTTATATGAAGATTGTATCAGTTTCACAAACGCAAACATTTAAGTACATACCAAGAGTATTTGCTACTGAAACACTTACATACGTTGTAACAGACGAACAAACAAATAAGTCTGAAACCATTACAGCACCAACAGTACAGGATAGCAATAAAAACTATTTATTAGCTACTATGACATTTGGGAGTAGTAACGCACCATTTAGGGAAGCACATTTTTATACCTTAGAAGTTAAAAAGTCGGATGACACTTTAGTATATAGGGATAAATTATTTTGCACTAACCAAACAACACAACAGAGTGAGTACGATGTAAATAAAGACGTTTACGAAACAAACGATACACACGATAACGATTATATAGTATTATGATACACGCATTAAGTTTATCGAATTATGTTAGCCCTACTATTGAAGAAAAGAAGAATAAGGCTTTTGTAACATACGGAGATAAAAACTCATACTTTCAGTACCTAATAGACCGCTATAATGGTAGCCCTACAAATAACGCTATTATAAACGCTTTAAGCGCAATGATATACGGCAAAGGTTTAGATGCTACTGATAGTCAAAGAAAGCCTGAGGCATACGCACAAGCTATTACATTACTACATAAGGATTGTGTTAAAAAACTATGTAGCGACCTTAAACTATTTGGTCAATGTTCAATGCAAGTAATATACTCAAAAGACCGTAAAAAAATAGCAAGGGTAGAGCATATACCTGTTGAACAATTAGCAGCCGAGAAATGCAACGATAAGGGCGAAATAGAGGCATATTACTATTCAAGTGATTGGGCTAAATACAACCGTATTAACCAAGTAAAAAGAATACCTGCTTTTGGTATGAGCAATGAAGCTATTGAGATAGTTTACGTTAAGCCATACAGGGCAGGATATAAATACTATGCTACTCCTGACTATCAGGGTGGTTTACAATATGCAGACTTAGAGGAAGAAATATCTAACTTCCATATAAATAACATTCAGTCAGGTCTTAGTCCGTCAATGCTTATCAACTTTAATAGTGGTACACCATCGGCTGAGGAACGAGAAATGATAGAAAGACGTATCTATGATAAGTTTTCAGGAAGTAGTAATGCAGGTAAGTTTATACTTTCTTTTAATGACAGCCCTGAAACGGCAGCTACAATAGACCCTGTACAACTTAGTGATGCACACAACCAATATCAGTTTTTAAGCGATGAGAGCAGCCGTAAGATACTTGTAGCACACAGGGTAGTTAGTCCTATGCTTTTAGGAATTAAAGACAACACAGGGCTTGGAAACAACGCTGACGAGTTAAAGACAGCTTCTATACTAATGGATAACACGGTCATTAGACCATTCCAAAATTTACTTATAGATGCTTTTGATATGATACTTGCGTATAACGGTATTTCGCTGAACCTATACTTTAAGACGCTACAACCTTTAGAGTTTACAGAAATAGACAATGACCTTGTAGATGACGAAACACAAGAAGAAGAAACAGGTGTAAAGTTAGCAAGTGATATAGACAAGTTTGTAGATACAGAGATTGCGGATGCACTTATAGACTTAGGCGAAGACGAAGAGGACATTTTAAAGGACTTTGACCTAATAGACGAAATTGAAGTAGACTATGACAATGAGGATGAGTTTGACCAAAAAATAAAAGAGTTAAACGAACAAACCGAATTAGCAAGTACAGGTAGTGCAAAGCCGTATAGTAAGAGCAACCAAGATGGTAAGTCAAGACAAAAAGGTCAAGAGGACAAAACATATTTAGTTAGATATATGTACAACCCTGCAAAGACTAAAGACACAAGTAGAGAGTTTTGCAAAAAAATGGTAAGTGCTAAAAAGGTGTATAGAAAGGAAGATATTAAGGCTATGGAAACTAAAGCTGTAAATGCAGGGTTTGGTAAAGGTGGTTCTGACACTTATTCTATTTGGCTTTACAAAGGTGGAGCAAGATGCCACCACAAATGGTTTAGACGTATTTACGCACGTAAGGAAGGCTCAAAAGGTTTAGGTAGTGTAATTAGTACAACAGAAGCTAAAAGTCAAGGATTTAAGCCTGAAACAAACGCACAGAAAGTACCTGTTGCACCAAAGGATATGCCAAGACAAGGCTACACGGCAGCTTATTGGAATAAAATGGGATTTAAAAACTAAGATATGGCTACTGCATTATTTATAAACAGAACAGACCTTGTAAAAAACAGTATCATTGATGGGAATGTAGATACTAATAAATTTATACAGTTTATTAAAATAGCCCAAGAAATACATATAAGAAACTACACAGGTAGCAAACTTTATGAAAAACTACAAGCTGATATTATTGCAGGTACACTAACAGGCGATTACCAAACCTTAGTAGATGAGTATCTTGCCCCTATGCTTATACATTTTGCTATGGTAGAGTATTTACCTTACTCAGCTTATCAGTTAAAAAATGGTGGATTGTTTAAGCACACAAGCGAGAACGGAGAAACACCTACCAAAGATGAAGTAGATTTTTTAGTACAAAAGGAAAGAAACTTAGCAGAGTATTACACAACAAGGTTTATAGACCATATGAGTTTTAATAACAACTTATACCCTGAGTATGAAGATAACTCAGATGACGATGTATATCCTGACAAAGACAGTTTATTTAATGGGTGGGTTTTATGAGAATATATAAACCAAAAAAAGAAGATGTTGTTAAATTAAAAAAGTATATAAATGCCAAACGAAATATATCACAGAAGCGAGTGGGGAAACCCTAAACCTTTAGGTTGGGGTAACATTTATTTTGATGCTGATGCAACAAACGAACTGTATAAGCGTTCTGATAATTACGAAAACTCTAATGGCACAGACGAGATATTAAGGGATATATCTAACAAGGCAAGTATTGTCTTAACTCCTACTGCTTACGATAATGGTTCTATAAATTCTCCTGTACCTACTGATGGCGATGGCGACTTTGACTTTACAAGAGCATCTGTTGCTACAAGAGTAAATGAGAAAGGACTTATAGAAGAAGTTGCAAGTGGTATTCCAAGAATAGATTACACAAGTGGTTTTGGTAGTTGGTTATTAGAGCCAGAGAGTACTAATTTATTTTTAAATTCAGCTAATTTATCTACACAAGACGTTACTACAACTGCAACAAGTTTTAGTGTTTCTTTTTACGGAACAGGAACAATTACATTTAGTGGCACACATACAGGCACACTAACTGGTACGGGTGTTAATGAAAGAGTAAGCGTAACTTTTACACCAACAAGCGGAACTTTAACCTGTACTGTTAGCGGTTCTGTTACAAATGCTCAAATTGAAAATTTATCTTATAGCACTTCGTATATACCAACATCAGGTTCAACCGTAACACGCTCGGCTGACGTAGCAAACAATAGCGGTAATGCTGACCTGTTTAACGATAGCGAGGGTGTGTTGTATGCTGAGATTGCTGCTTTAGCAGATGACTTAACGAACAGAGTTATTTCAATAAGTGATAGCTCAAATGATAATGCAGTTACGCTTCGTTTTAAAAACAATACAAACCAATTAAATTTTCAGGTAAGGGCAAATGATGTAGCTGAAATATTTAGGAATATTACAGTAAGCGACATTACTGAATTTGCCAAAGTTGCTTTTAAATACAAGTCAGGAGAAAGTTCTGTTTTTATAAATGGAACTGAAGTTGTTACAATGGGTCAAACCTTTACATTTACTAATACGTTGAACCAACTTCGTTTTGAAAGCGCATCAACTGCAGACGACTTTTACGGTAAAACAAAAGAACTTGCAGTATTTAAAGAAGCATTAACAGATTTAGAGTTGGAAAGTTTAACAAGTTGGGTTAGCTTTACACAAATGGCTACTGATTTAGAATACACTTTAGAATGATATACGACAAAGCATCTTTAGCGCAAATACCAAGTGGAGTAGGGGAAGATACACTATTTTCTGTTGTGCCTAATACAAGCACAGGGGACTTTGCCTATACAGGTGCTACTAATGGTACACGAGTAAACAAAGATGGTCTTATAGAAACCATACCTGCTAACGTACCAAGACTTAACTATAACTTTATAAACGGAGTAGTACAACCTGACCCACATTTACTTTTAGAGCCGACAAGGACTAACAGAATAACAGATACAGAGGGGTGGAGTAATTTTGCCGACCCTGAAGCAACAAAAACTGACGTTACAAATGTTATAGCACCTGACGGAGGTATATCGGGAATAAAAAAACTTACAGCAACAAGCACCAATCAACCAAGAATTGAATGGGCGCAAATATCGATACCTTCAACTACAACTACTTATGTTTGGAGTGTATTTGTCAAAAAAGATACTGCACGTTATGTAGGATTATCGCATTTTTCTGACACTACACAAAATGTAATTTTTGATTTAGATACAGGTTCAATAGAAGATGAAACAGGAACAGACGTACCTGCTAAAATAGAATACTATGGTAACGGGTGGTACAGAATATCCAAAGGTGCTACTATTTTGAATACAGCAACTTTTAATATTTTTAAGTTTCACTTGTGTACAAAAGATGCTATTAATACAGGGGTAAACGGGGAAAGTGCGCTTATATGGGGTTTTCAAATAGAAATTGGCAATTATGTAAGCAGTTTTATACCTACCACAACAGTAGGTGCTATTACAACACGAGCAGTAGATAATGCTCAAATAGCAAGTGGTGCAGAAGACATAATAGGCAGTCAAAACGAAGGTACGTTGTTTATAGATTTAGAAATACCATACGATACTACTTCTTCTGATTATTTTCAGTTTTCAATATCTGACCCAGATGCAGAAGAAATACTTGATAATAGAGTATTCATAAACTTTATAAGTGGTGAAGCACAATTTCAAGTGTTTTCGGGAGGTTCAGGTGTTGGTTTTTGTAATACACCTGTTACTAAAAACATAAGGTTGAAAATTGCAGGAAGCTACGAAACTGACAACTTTGTATTGTTTAAAGATGGGTTTCTTGCAGACGATATAGACACAGGTGGAACAGTTAATTTTACTACACAAATGGAAAGTATAAGGTATGCTGACTTTGGAAATGGTTTAAAGTTTCAAGCTAAAGTATACCAAACAATGTTTTTCAAAGAAGCATTAACGCAAGACGAATTAGAAACACTAACGAGTTATAAGAGTTTTAACGAAATGGCTACACAACAATTATATATTATAGAATAATGGCAAATACATTTAATTTAGGAAACGGCAGTTGGGCGCAAAAGACAGAGAAACTACTTGCGTTTAATTCCGAAAACGACAACTACAAACCCTTACCTTTTGACTTTGACAGAGCATCAAGCGCAACAAGGGTAAACAAGCAAGGTTTAATCGAAACAGTAGGCACAGACAAGCCAAGAATTGACTTTCTAAACAACACTAAAGGGCATTTGCTACTTGAACCTTTTAGAAGAAATATAGCAGATTACAGCGAAGATGGTACTGAATGGAATGCAACTAACGTTACTGTTTCTTTAGACAGCTCTATTAACAAACCTGATGGAATTGCAGGTGCATATAAAGTAACAGACAATACAACAAACGGACAACACAGGGTGGATGTTCGCCCAACTGTCGTTAATGGAACGCAATATGCTTTCTCTGCTTTTGTAAAACAAGTTGAAAATTCTGACGTAGATTTTATGTATTTACTTTTTACATCGAAATTTACAACAACAAGGGTTCGTTTTAATTTATCAAACGGTACTGCAACTGGTTCTGATGGTACTATTGAAAATTACGGTAACGGTTGGTATAGAGTATCTGCAACTGCAACTGCTAATGCTGATGGAGTAGCTGTATTTGGTGTTAATTTAATGGATGCCGATTCAGGTTCAACATACGCAGGTACAGGTAATGGTGCAATGTACGTTTTCGGTATGCAAGTTGAAGATTCAGGAAGCGGTGGCGATGCAGAATACGCTACTTCGTATATACCAACGTCAGGAAGTGCTGAAACGAGGAGTGGGGAAACTTTAGTGCAAGATAATATGCTTACAAGTTTGTTTAACAGACAAGGAATGGCTTTTTATTTAGAAGTAGAAGCACTTGCGAATGATAGTGAAACCAAGTCAATTACTATAAACGATGGGAGTGGTACAGATAGGTTTGTATTACAGTTAACTGGTAATCAAATATCTACGTTTACAATTTCCTCTCTCGGCTCAACAGGTTTTAGTATTGCAGCACCAAATACAGATACTACTCAAACTAATAAAGTTGCAGCTTCTTTTAATGCGTCAAATGGTTATTTATATATAAACGGAACACAAATAGATGTTGATACAATTAGTAATGTCATAGGAGATGATTTAAGTAAAATTAGCTTTGGTAATCACGCATTAGTAAGTAACATTTTTTACGGAAAGATAAAGGATTATAAAATTTACAACACCGCATTAACACCAGCAGAACTAACAGCATTAACAAGTTAATTTAATACAATGAAATATATATTTAAGAAGTAGTATGTTTTACGTTTATCTACATAAAAAACCAAATGGTCAGATATTCTATGTCGGCAAAGGCAAAGGATATAGAGCGACTAAAAAAAACAATAGAAATGCCTATTGGCAAAGAGTAGTAGATAAGTATGGTTATAACGTTACTATCTTTAAGGATAATATGACAGAGCAAGAAGCGTTTAATTTAGAAATGGAACTAATAGAAGCTATTGGATTAGAAAACCTTACAAACTTAACTGTTGGTGGAGATGGAACTTCAGGATTTACACATAAAGCAGAAACAAAGCGTAAAATAGGTTTAGCCAATAGTGGTGGTTCGTCTTGGTCGAAAGGCAAACGGTTATCAGAAAATCACAAAAAAGGAATAGGAGAGGGAAATAGTAAAAAAGTACATCAGTTTACCTGCGATGATAAATTTGTAGCTGAATATAATAGCGCATCAGAAGCCGTTAAAAAAACAGGTATAAAAGGAGTATATAGAGTTTGTCTTGGAATAGATGAACTTGCAAAAGGATATAAATTTAAATACATTAATAACAATTAAACATAATAATTATGAAATATTTGTTCCGCAAATATGAATTTGAAACTCAAGAGTTAGCAGAAACAAGAATAGCTGCTCTACCACACCAAGAAGACGAGGAAGGGAACGAACACCCATCACACAGCCATACAGTTGTTAAGTTAGGCTATTTGTGGATTACAGAACCTACATACGATGACGATGGCGAATTACTAACGGAAGGAGTTAGTAGTGATATGTATTCTGTTGACGTTCTATGGAGAGCATCAGAGATTACAGAAGAAACAGAAGCTGCTGTACTTGACGAAGATGGTAACGTAGTAACTCCTGCTGTAACAGAAGTTGACTATCCATACGGATGGGTTTCTAAAGAAATAGACGTAGAAGGTAACGGTGTCCACACTTTTGCAGGGTGGTCTTTTAAAAGCTAATTATGGACTTAACTACTTTGAGAGTATATATTCTTAACATATCGGCAATGACAGTAAGTACTTTTAATATCTTGGAAGATAGTCTTAAATTACTATTGCTTGTAGTGTCGATAGGATATACTATTCAGAAGTGGTGGGAGATAAAAAAGAAAAAGTGAGGTACTTTAATTATAGTGAGTTTGATAGTCCTGACGTACAGGGTAGCGGTCAGATGATGAACAAAGTACTACTTGATATGTTGGACGATGTACGTGATAAGTTTGACAAACCTATACACATCAATAGCGGTTATAGAACACCTGCACACAATGAAGCTGTTGGGGGTGCAGAGAATAGCAGCCACCTTAAAGGACTTGCAGTAGATATATCTTGTGATAACAGTATAGATAGATTTGATTTAATTAATTGCCTTTTAGATGTAGGGTTTAGCAGGATAGGAGTAGCAAAAACTTTTATACACGCTGATATTGACTTTGACAAGTCTAATGGTGTAATGTGGACTTACTAAAATTAAAATTATGAGCATATCGATTATATCCTTGTTTCCTACATCGTTTATCGGTGGTATATCTTATTACCCTAAAAATGATGAGTATAGTTTTGACGAACTGAATATATATTTATTTTTAATACAATTTCAAATTAGAATATATGAAAAAGCGATTTAAAGACACTAAGGTAGGTAAGTTTCTTATAGGCGAAAAAGGATTGTTTAAGAATTTAGCCGACACATTGCCTGATAATGGGTTTTTAGGCGTTTTAAAGAACTTAATAGACAAGGAGAATACACTAAGTCCATTTGAAAAAGAAAAGGCGTTAGAACTGCTTAAAATGGATTTGTTAGAAATGCAGGAAGTGTCTAAGCGTTGGGATGCAGATATGGTTTCTGATAGTTGGTTAAGTAAAAACACAAGACCTATAACATTGCTTTATTTAACTTTTATGACTACTTTGTTTGTTATTTTGGATAGTAGCGATAGTCCTTTTAAAGTAGGTAGTGAATGGGTAGAATTACTTAAAACTTTACTTGTTACTGTTTATGTTGCTTACTTTGGAAGTAGAGGTTTTGAAAAGTACAATAAAATCCGTAAGTAGTATATATATATATATATAACTATATATAACTATATATGATATTGATATATAGTATTAACAAGTATATAACATATAACTACTATATAGCATATAACTATAAATAACATATAACAATAAATAAAAACAACTATATAGTAATTAATATATATGTGTTTAAAAGTATTTTTTTAGATGTTTAGTAGTATGCTTATCTTTGAAATATGATAGAGAATATATTAAAAGAACAACTAACAGACAAAGAGAAAATAGATAAACTTTT